ACGGTGTACCCGTAGACGCGTTAGACCGGAACGCTCCAGACACCATATTCGGTTTGGTCTTATACTCAGACCAACGCTCCTGATAACCAAAGATAGTATCGTCACCAGACGCTCCATCACCAACGCAATACAACTCCTTACGGAAAATAGCCTGTTCTCCCAGACCCTGCAATGCGGGCCAAAAAAAGTCGAACTGCGTCCGGCGGAACCACATCCGATTCACGCCATTCTGATACGTCAGATCCGCCCGTACTGAAACAAGACCGATAATCCAACCATGTTCCGTAAAACTCTGAGAAAAACCGTGCCGATCCGCAACACCAGTCCCTAAACCAACCTGCTCGCCTAAATCCGCCTGAGAACCCGTAATACCAGTCGAAGACGTCTGCGCCAGGGGATGGATGTTGACGTGAGCACGGCCGCCGCCCAGATACTCAGGGCGTTGTAACCGCGCATCCGGAGATATGACACCAAAATGAGATCGCACGATCTCTGAATAACGCGAACCACCACGGGCATTCCGCTCCATCATGACTTGGACTAGCTCCGCAGTCCTAATGTCATTAATAAGAACTCGCACCTCCGGAGCCGTACCAGCAGCGTTAGAACGCATCAAAAACCGGTCGTCACCCGACGCCCAAAAACCCGGAGCAGCAGGAACACCAGTCGTACCGAACGTCTGCTGCCTCGACCCTGTCTGAATAGCAGCCTGAAAACCGGCCGTCGGAGCGGCTCCAGCATCAACACCGAGCCCGGAAACCGGAGCACCATACTGAGGCGTGGTCATAGCACCGCCAGGAATCAGCGGGTCACCCTGACCACCAAACCGGTTACTATCCGCATTAATAGGCTTCTGCGGCCACGGCAAAGCCGAAGTGAAATAATCGTGACGCTTACCACGATTCAACAAACTATACGTCGCGATCGAATCCGGCCCGTCATCCGTTGGAAACACAATCGGATTCTGTAGATTCTCATCCCGGAAAAAATCATTCCAGATGAGCGTATACGCACGGAAAGGCAAAGCAGACACGTTGATAGTACGACCCGCAACATTATTCAACGTGATTCCGAAATAATCCGCAAGCGTACCAACAGCCGTAGTCACAGTCGTAACCCCGACATACGGAGTCATAAACGTAGTCGTATCCGTAATCGTCAACTGCTCGCCCATGAACCGCTCCCAATTCGACCAAAGGAGACGATTCGGAACAAAGAAGAAAAACGACTCCAGATACAGGTTGTCCATGATCGGAACAACCGTCGTCGCAGTACGAAAAAATGCGGTCATATTCACCCGCATCGAATCCCCAGGCACAACCTCGTCCACATACACAGGCACCAACGCCGCCGCATTCAGCGTCGTCTTGTGCTGGTGCTTAATATCAAACGCGGACCTGGGCACATCATTACGAGGCACCATTGAAAACCGAGCTGCCTCAACAGTCTTGCCGCGCCTAGCCACGGGTACCATCCCGATCATCCGGCACCAACTCCAACGCCCGCTGCGACCTCAACACTTCCTCGTCCAGCATCTGCCGGCAATTCAAAACAAAACGAACCGGAGTACCGGCCAAAAGGCCCGTATCCTCATCAAAACGACCCACACACATAAGGTCGTAATCCTCCGGATACCGAGCAGCAAAACCCTGCTCCTGACGCAAAGCGTCGAACAAGGCGCGCCGAATCTCCTCATCATTGCGCGCGAACTGCAACTGCAAAAACATCTTGACCTTACGGTCAAACATCGAGTACACAAACACCATACCACCCCCTAATGGTTGCGAGTCTGATAAAACGCCACTTTACGCTCCGCCAACTCCTTCTTAACAGCACGCCTTTCAGGCGAACTCTCGCACGCTGGCTGCTCCATAGCTCGCTCATAACGAGCTTCCTTCATACGCAACAACAACTCCGCATCCTCCTGAGAATCGGCCTCCTGGGCGAATCTCTCCATATAGTAACGAGGCACCCGGAACTTCTTACCATCCTGCACAGCAAAATCATGGGGGAACAAATCCCCCTTATACTTATCAAACCAACCCCTACCGATCCCCTGCGAAGATTCACAAAACTCCGGCCTACGCCGAAAAACTTCACCAGTCAGGGGATTAACAACGTCCTCATAATGCTCTGCATTCTTACGGCCGTACAACTTGCTCTGGGTATATCCTGCCACGTACGCGGCAGACCGCGCGGTGACCGCGCCCATAACACAATTACCTTGGCCCCAAAGCTCCTCCAGCATTCCCGACCGCCATGTTCCATTGCGATACTTCTCCCTATCGGGAAACTGGACATTAAACAAAATCGCGTGCCAGTGAGGACGCTTAAAACGTTCTCCATACTCACCGGCAACAAAAAAGCGAACGGGATCACGCCCGTTCGCTCCTCCGCGCTTCTTACGAAGCCGCTTCATAAACAACTGAAAATGCCGATATTCAAGAGAACGAGACAACGGAAGAAACATATCAGAGTAATCCAACGTCACGAACCAATTCACGTCATACAACGACGCCTCGTGACTGATCCTAATGGACCACTCGCGCGCGCGATCGCGCTTGCAACCAACACAGCGGCCGCATGGTAGCTCCATACACCAAGCCGCATCCTTCTTCCCAACGATCGTCACAGTACCCCTCACGGGGTCCCTGTACGCTCGTAGAGGCTCAAAACAGCTCACTACATCCGGAACCCGCCCCGAGCGGGGCGGTTCAGGTTTACCGCCTTAGTACGGCGGACCTGCTTCCGGAACTTAGAAGCAGAACGCTTCTTGTTCACCGAAAAACGAGCCACAAAACCCCCTTTGAAAAGGTGGACCAAACAAACGATGACCCGAGCATACACACGGTGTCATCTAGCACACAAGGACCAAGACAACCCTGTGTGCTAAACGGCATCCGCCTGGGCCGAAAGATCGGCCAGCTCCGCGCGCAAGCGCCGCTCCGCAACTCGAGCAGCTCGGAGCTCGCGCTCGAGACGAGAAACCTCTGAGACCTTCCGATTCAGCGAATCGAAAGCAACCTGCTTCGCAGACATAACCGGCTTATCAGCCGCCATAACACCACCCTCCGTCAGAGACACCCCCCTCCGAATGAGGGGGGACAACACATAATAATACGTTCTAGAACGTAACGCAATACTGCATCTAGCTAGCGATCCCATGGCGACGCTAACACCGCACGCCCGCACGCAGACGCGCACGCGAACGCGCGCACGCCCGCACGCAGACGCGCGCAGTAACGCTGGCCATGGGCCCACGCTTAACAACTACACAAAAAAAGGCGGGCCCCGAAGGGCCCGCCGAGTCGACTCCGCATTCGCTCAAACAGCAGAGCGAAAGCTACGCCGACTATTCCTTAACAACAGGCGCCTCTGGCGCCACAACACGAGGGTACACCTCATCCTGCAAAGCCACCAAACCAATCTCCTGTGCTCGCTTATACAGCTCGCCAGGATCATTATCGAACCGCTCCCGGACTTCGGCCGGGAGCTTATAAAACTCATCACGTGCCCGATCAACACGGGCAACAGCGGAATCGAAATCCTCGATCTCCGTAAAATCACCAAACAAACCCATATCCACCCGATATGGCAGCTCACCCGTCGCACCAAACCGACGCATAATCACATTAATATCTGAATCCGCAGCAAACTGCTGCTGCACAATCGACTCCTCGCCTTCCTGGTCCAGAGTCGTAACCTCACTGACCAACAACGGCCGCCCAGCGCGGCCCATAGGCTCGAACACACCAATGTTGGCCCTATACTGCGCTCTGTAATCCATCATCGCGGCATTCCCCGTAAAAGTTCAGCCAACAAACGCAGCCACTGGCCCGCTGGGCCAATCTGCTGCTCGAACTCAGCAATATTCAAAGCACGAGACTGAGCGGCTTCATCCAACATACGCCGAGCATCCGCCGCTTTCGCGGACGAGACAGTAGCCAAAATCTCGGCTTTAGCCCGCTCAATAACCAACGGCAACAACTCACGCTTTTGCGTGAGATCCAACGCCGCCAGATCCGCATTAGTCCGGATCTGATCGTACCGCCCGGCCCAAGACGTTTGCTCAATATCCGCCGCCTGCGTTTGCAGCAAACGAGCGGAAGCCCGCTCCCTATCCGTCTGCGCCGTAACCAACTCCATCTGCTGCTGTTGCATCTTCGCCACCAGCGCAGAACTAATACCACGCGTAACTGCGTCTCCCATGTCCGGCACACCGGCTACCGCACCCTGCGGAGTCGACGCACCTCCAACCTTAAACATGGGATTGATACCCGCAGCCTTCAAATCGGCCACCTCCCGCTGATGCGCGGTCGAAGACATACGCTCCTGAAACTCGCGATTCTTCTGAGCCTCACGCGCCGACCAAATACCAGTAACAGCCGCGCCGCCCAAACTCGCCAACAGCGGCGCTAGAAACGGCAACATAAACTAAAACCTCGGTCCCATCCCAGGGATGGACCGAACCGACATCGGCCGCACGCGCCGAATGTCAAACATCGTATCCACTAAAAATTGCTCCCCGTAATTCTGAGCAACCACAAAGACGCGATTCATCGGAGGAAGCTCCTGAATGAAATTCGCGTTCAGCACAGGAGTCGCAAGATTCTGCGCCAAATGCCACATATCCAACGGTGTACCCGTAGACGCGTTAGACCGGAACGCTCCAGACACCATATTCGGTTTGGTCTTATACTCAGACCAACGCTCCTGATAACCAAAGATAGTATCGTCACCAGACGCTCCATCACC